CTGGGCGAGGACTGCCGCAGGGTCGCCGGGCTCTAGCCGCCCGACGAGGGAGTTGGTGACGATCTCGCAGCCAGCGAGGGTGGCCTCAATGACGACGAGCGGACAGGCGTCCCGCTCCTTGGGGAGGTGGACGAAGTATTGGGCGCGGGCCATGTGCTCGAGGACGACCTCGTGCGGGGCGTTCTCTAGCTCGAAGAGCTCGACGCCCTGGCGTTGCGCCCAAATGCGTGCGTTGAGTTTTCCCTTGGCCGGGTGCTTCCTGCCCGCGAAGAGAGCGAAGGCCTCTTTGTCGGCTGGGGCGACGCAGTCCGGCGGAACCGGGGAATGGATGAAGGCGTCGGCTCGGCCGGTCCATTCGGCTTCCCAGCCCATGTGCGCGCGGCTCATGGTCAGGAACCGTGACGCCTGGCGGAATAGGTCGGCCTTGGCGGGTGTGCGGTGCTGGGCGTGCTGCACCCAGACGATAGGCCTGAGAGCCGCTAGAATATTCATGGAGGCTTCGGAGAGTTTGTCGGTGCCTCCGACTACCACCCGGTCGTATGTCGCGTCTCCGGCGCTCTCAGCGGCTTCGGGTTCGATGTAGGTGACCTCAACGCCCACCGGCGCGGCGGTGACCATGTAGTCGGTATTCCGCTCGGCGCCGCCCGCGTACTTACCGGGCAGTAATGCTTCGTGCCTTTCCTCGACCCTGGGGATGTGGTGCGTGACCCAGGCGACCTTCATGGTGCGAGGAGGATGTCGAGCGCGGGGCGCCAGTATTTGTCGAAGACGACGTCGGCGTCGTAGTTGGCGGCGAAGTCGATGGCCTGCTGCGAGCGGCATCGGCCTCGCATGTATGCGGCCTCAAGGTTGTCGACAATGCTGGGCACGAGCGGGGTGAACAACCAGCAGCCTTGGGGTGAGTCCCATGCGGGTTGCACGTCGCAGAGCCAACCGTCGCCGACGAGCTCGGGCTGGGCAGTGGCGTTGGACACGATAACCGGGGTGCCGCAGGCCTGGGCTTCGACGGCAGGGATGCCGAAGCCTTCGCCGCGGGAGGGCTGCAAGAGGACGTCCATGCCGGTGTAGATCGACGCGAGGGCTTCCTTGGGGATGCCCATGCGGTACGAATAGGAGTCGGCGAAAGCAACGCGCTCAGTCGGGACCCCGGTGGCGGCAAGCAAGGCTCTCAGGTCTAGGCCTGACATGGCGGGGCTTGGCTCGGTGTGCAGATAGAGCCAGGCGTCGGCGTGCTGCTGCATGAACATGCCAGCCGCGAGGAAGGACTCGGCGAAGGACTTGCGGTCAACTTGGCCCTTGTTTGCGGACACCATGCCGAGGACGAAAGCGTCTTCGGGGACGCCCATCCACTTTCTGGCGGGCACCTGGCCGTCGCTGCCCTGCATCAACTCAGTCGGCTTGAAGACCGACGTGTCGATGGCGTGCGGGACGTACAGGGCCTCGATGTCGTGGCGCTCAATGGCATCAAGCCCGAACTGCGACATTGCAATCGGGGTGACGTTGGGGCGGGCGAGCCACTGGATGACCGGCGCTGGTGCCGGGAAGTGGTCGATGGGCGCCCAAGAAGCGACGCGATCAAGGACGTCCCAGCCGGCGCCCTTGAAAACCCAGCAGTCGAACAGGGTGATGACGACGGCCTGCTGCCCAGTCGGGCGGCCAAAGTCCATCGCGTAGGCAGGAATGACGTCGTTTGAGTAGACGTCAAGGCCACGGGGATAGACCTGGATGCCTTCCCACTCCATCGTGGAGCCTTCAAGGCCGTAGTTGGCTGCGATGGCTACTTCGTAGCCCGCTTGCTTGAGCCGGCGCGTGACTTGCTGCGTTTGCTCGCCGTATCCGGTGGCGGCCCAGGGCGAGTTTGATGCCCAGGTGATCCTTCTTGATGGAGCAACCCAAGTCGGAGCAGCTGCTCCCTCTCGGGTGGAGGCACGTCGAGCGGGGTTCCCAGAGCGTGCCGCGTTTCCGGTTCTCTTGGCTTTCGTGGCATGGGCCACCGATTCTCCTAGGGGTGCGCTGGGGGTGTGGATGGCCCCGCCCCCCTGCGCAAAGGCGGGGCCATCCACGTCTAGGTCGCCTGAGATCAGGCGGTGCCGCCAATGAAGTGCTTGACGTGCGACGTCTGCGGCAGGTTGCCGTCGACGCGGATCTGGAAGCGGAGGGTGACCTGCCCGGTATTGAAGGCGAAGTCATCCGAGCGGGCGACATCGATGCCGCCGACCGTCCTGACGTAGTAGCTGGGGAGATGCCCGGCCACGATTGACTTGCCAGAAGCGCCAACGTTCGCCATCGCGGGGTTCTCGATGAGCGCGTAGCTTCCGAGGATGGTGTCGGGGGTGCCAGGAGCAAGCGTCGGAACGAAGACGTAGTCGCCGCTTGAGGTCTTCAGCTTGCGCATCGCGCCGATGGTGGAGCCGTTCGCCATGACCCCGAAGCCGGGGAGGCGGCGAGCGGCGCCGTCGAGCGAGTAGACCAGGTCGATGAGGTTGTCGGCCGTGAAGCCGCCCGTGCCCATCGTCGCGGTTGCGGTGCCGCCGGTGACGCCGAGGGTGGAGGCGTCCACGATGCCCTTGGGCTGCACGGTGCCGGTGCCCACAGTGAGGGCGTTGTTGACCGCGTAGCCGATGGCGTTTCCGGCCTGCTGGCCGAGGAAGCCGATGACGTCGATGTTGCTGTCGGCGAGGAACTCCTGCGAGACCTGCACGAGGAAGGCGTACTTGTGCGCCTTGAGCGTGGTCTTGCCGAAGGCCGGGTCCGACTCGTCGATCGTGGCGGCCTCAGCCTCAATGGCTGCGGTCGACCAGGACGCGAGGGACGGGAGGACCAGATCCTCACCGGACGCGGTGTTCAGCACGGTGACGACGCTGGGGTCGAGCATCGGGCCGACGAGCCGCGCCTGGTCGATGACGACGTCCGAGAAGGAGGTCGGCACGGGGGCGTTGCTGCTGGTCTTGGCGATGTCGCGCTTCTCGAACTGGAAGGAGTAGGCGCGGCGCTCGCCGGCGAGCAGCGAACGGAGGATGTCGGCGTCGGACTCGGCGCCGGTTGAACGGGCCTCGACGGGGCGGGCGACGTTCTCGACGCCACGCATCGCCTCGGCGATCTCAGCCTCACGCTTCTCAGCGGTGATGAGGGTGTCAATCAGGGCGCGCTTCTCGTCAAGCTCCGCGAACGTGCGGTCGACGAACTCGCGCTCCTCGGCGGACAGGTCGCGGCCTTCGGCGGCAACCTCGTCCATCTTGGCCTTCGCTGCGTGGTAGGCCGACTGGCGGTCCTCCACGAGCTTCTTCAGGTACTCGGACAACGTGTTCACCCCTTTCTGGGGTCTCAGAGGAATGCGCAGGTGTTTCATTTGCGATCCCGCCGAGGCTCCTCAGAGCGGGTAAACCCTGCCGCGTTGACGCGGCGAGGGAAGTCTCAGGCCTTGAAAGCCAGGTCGAGCTTGGTGCGCAGCACGTCAAAGGACGGGCCAGCGGTGACGAGCTCCGGCTCAGGCTCGGGGATGGTCTCGCCTGCGGGTGCGAGCTTGGCCACGACCGCCGAGAGCAGGCCGGCCTGGTCCTCGGTGAGGGCAACGCCGCGCTCAAGGGCGTCAAGCGCGTCGTTCAGTGCAGCTGCGTCCTCGCCGGTCTTGTCCGCAAGGTTGTCGATGGCGCGCACCGAGGCCGAGGTTGCCGGGTAGGCCGGGAACGTGACGACTGAGACCTCGTGCAGGCGCACACTGTTGAGGGTCCGGCTAGAGCCATCCTCGCTCCAAGAGTCCCCGCCTCGAGGCACGGTGAAGCCGAAGCTCATAGCGTCGACAACGCCAGCCTTCAGCAGGGCAGACAGGTCGCGTGCGTAGGTGACATCCCCGGGGAGGTCGGCGTCAACGAGCAGGCCCGTTGAGTCCTCCGACAGGCGCAGCGTCTTTGAGCGGGTTGAGGCCAGCGGCTTCTCCGGGTTGTGGTTCACCAGCATCCGCACGTTGTTGCGCGACTTCAGTGAACGACCAAAGGCGCCAGGGGCAATGGTCTCAGTGAAGGGCAGCGGCTCGCTGGGGGAGTTGAACACTGCGGCGTAGCCGGTGAAACTCATGCCGTCACCGGATGCAGCCTCGCGGAACTCCCACTCATCCACGGTGACGTGGCGGGTCTCCATTGTCATACTTCCTCCGCGTTCGCCGCCAGGCTGAATGCCTTCGGCTAGGGAAACGGCGACCATCTGATCGACCGCAGCTGCCTTTGACGTGTGGCAGCCGATAACTTCGCCGTCGTCCTTGATGACTCCCCAGCCATCGCAGCCCGGCGCTTCCTCGGTGATGTAGTACGGCATAGCTAGACCTGGGCGTTCTCGGCCGGCTGCAACTGATTGGATGCCAGGCCCGTATGCGCCATCGGCGGCAGACCAAGAGCAGCGAGAACGGCCCCCGGGTCGTACCCGGACTGGACGAGCTTGGATGCCATCTCCACGCGCTCGCGCTCCTCAACGATCCCGGCCGAGCCGACCGCGATGTTGGCCAGCGGCACCCGCGGAGCGTCTCCGCCCTCAACGGGCCGCATGTCCATAAGGCCGCGGGCCTCGTTCACGCTCATGTAGCCGGCCTGGAGCGCGGTGGAGAAAACCTGCGCCTGGGTGGCCGAGTCGCCGCGAAGCAGCCCGTCCATGTTGACGCGCAGGAAGACCTCGCCGGGAAGGAGGCGGTTGTGGGCTTCCTCGATGGCGGCGATGAGCGGGGTCAGGGAGTAGCGGGTGAACTGGATGGCGTTGTGCTCAACCGAGGCGTAAGACATGGCCCCGGGAGTGTTCAGTCCGATCATCGAAGGCGGTACACGGAAGACCCTGGCGACTTCTTCCACTGCGAACTGCCGCGACTCAAGCATCTGAGCCTGCTCGCCATCCGAGCCCGTCTTCACAAACTTCGCCCCACCCGACAGAACCCCAGGACGGTGAGCCTTCTTCAAGCCCTTATGCCCGGCCTCAAAAGCATCGACCAGATCCTTAGCCTGCTCCTGCGTAAGGTTCCCAGGAAACTCGATCATGCCCGACGTGTTGGCGCCATTGGAGAAGTAGCGCGAGGCGAACTCGTCTAGCGCCTTTGCCAGGCCGAGCGTCTGCTTCAGCTCGTCCACCCGGCTCACGCCCTTGAGCGACCCAGGCCGGCGCATCTCAGGAATGTAGAGAACGTCCTGGCCCGGAAGGATCGCCTGGCCGCCGTCGATCACAAACTCCCGCAGCCGCGTCTCACGGTTCCGGCGAATGTCCACGCGGGTCGGGTCAAGCGGCTGAAGCGCCACAATCTCGCCCGCGCCATTGCGGAGGATCTGCACCACGGCCCCATGCGACAACAGCATCGACACCACGATCTGCTTGTAATACTCAATCCGGCTCGAGCCGGGGCCCTCGGGCTCGTAAACCCAAGCCGGCCGGGGACGGTAGGGGAGCCGGTTACCGTCGCGGCGAATGAACGTGTCCACCGGCAGCGTCGAGATCGTGTCCGACAGCAGGCGCACGCACGCATACGCGGCACCGATCTCAAGGGCGTTCTTCTGGTTCACGACGGTGCCAGCCCAGGTGGCAAACCCCGACACGTCAATGCCGGAACCCCACACCTGCTGATAGGAGAGGTTGCGCTCCTCCATCGGCTGACCGCCGAACAAGTTAGCGAGCATTTAGAGGCCTCTCTCCAGGGCGACACCGAACAGCACGCCGCAGACCCCAGCCACGACGAAACCAAGCCAAGGCGCCACCAAAGCGGCACCGATAATGAGCGCGGCGCAGCCAGCGATCTGCAAGGCAAGGGCAATGCGCATGAACGCTCCTAGACTGAGAAGAATCCGGCGACCGGGGCTTCCGGCTCCGCCTCACGGCGATGCGTCGCCCGATCAAAAGCAATGAGCGCTGCAACCGCGGCGTCAATCTTGCGAGGAGAACCGCGGTGCTCTTTCACTACCCGCGGCCCCTTCTGGTCCGTCTTGATGACGCAGTTAGCCAGGTGACGGGCAAGAGCGGGAGCATGATCGTGCGCGACCTGGCCTGAAACCACCGCGTCATAAAACTTGGCCGTCGCTGGCACCATGCGAGCTGGGCTGCTCGATGGGTACTCAGTAATCGGAACCCCGGCGTCGGCCAACGCCTCCATGCTGCGCTGCCAGCGGTACGGGTCGC